CAAACTGTTTTAGCTTCACTTTATAACGATAAAATGATGGTAGATTTTAGAGGGAAGGAAGATGGCGATAGCGATACTGCCGACAACTTAAATGCTATGGCCGAAGCTGATTATGATGATATGGAGAAGGACCAACTAGATTATGAATGGGATTGGGATACTCTTTTCTTTGGTAGAGGTTTATTATTAATGGAAGAATACTTGCGTGATCCGGATAATAATGTGTTTATACCCTTACCTGAGAACCTAGACCCGATAACATTCCTTCGTGACCCAGCGGCTACATCAGTCAATGGTAATAGACAAGGTAAAGGTGCTATGAGATTTGGTGGTAGTGAGATAAAGATGACTAAGGACCAAATGGAGAATCACCCGATGTTTGATAAGAATATAGATTTTACTGAATTAAAATATGGTTCAAGTACTTATTCTTTACTAGAAGATGCAGTTCAAGCTAGAGATAATGCACAAGGTAATCAGAATGTTAATAAAGAGAAAGAATCTAATTTAGGTGTTAATGCTCAATACTCAATTACTCAATGGTTTACTCATGCTAAAGTTGGAGATAAAGTTAAGAAAGTAAAGGTTTGGTTGGCTAATGAGAGAACTAAGATTATTGGTATTAAAGTATTAAAGAGAGATTATTGGCCTATTTTAGATAGACCACTATATCCAACAGCACATGATTGGGATGGTACATCTATTCCGGATATTACAGAGGATAAACAAAGAGCAAGAGCAATCGCACAGAATCTAGGATTGAAAGCTATGAAGGCTGATTTGTACCCGATGTATGTTTACGACACTAACAAGATTAAGAATAAGAATGATTTGAATTTTGACTATAACAAGTTTATTGGTATTGATGCTTCACCCGGAGAATCAGTTGGTAACTCAGTACAGCCAATGGTTAAGGCTCATCCAAACATGCAACTACTAGAGTTTATCTATGTTTCTTTGGATACATCAGCACAAAAGGCTACTGCTACCCCTGATATTAAGATGGGTATGCAATCACAACAGGACAGACCACTTGGTGAAACTAACTTAATAGCATCGGCTTCGGATACTAGATATTCTTTAGGTGCTAAAGTGTTTGGTTGGTCCGAGAAAAGATTTTGGATGCAATGGTACAACATGTACAAGGATAACTTCGCTGATGATATAGATGAGAAGGTCCTAAGAGTTGTTGGTGCGTTTGGTTCTAAATGGCGACCACTAACTAAAAAGGAGATTATCTGCCGACTAGACCCTGATGTTTATATTGAATCTACCGTAGTCAGTAGAGCTAAAGACATGGAAGATAGGTTGGCTATGGCTAACTTCTTTGCTACTGCTTTGGCCGATCCAACTGCTAATCGTAGATGGGGATTAAAGAAACTAGCTAAATTGAATGGTTTACAGAAAGATGAGATTGATAGATTATTTCCGCCAACAGTAGATGAAAGAATAGCGGAAGCACAGAATGATTTATTAAATGAAGATAAGTTAGCACCGGTGTTGCCGGAAGATGACCACAATGTTCATTTGGAGATTCATGCTATGGCTAAAGATACTCCGGCAACTAAGGCTCATATTGATACCCATGTAAAGGCTTTGAGTATTAAAAAGGTTAATCCTGAATTTTTCCCACAAGATAACACTAATACAGATATGAATGACCCTAATGCTAATGGGGGAAATAATGTTATGCCGGGAGTTACAGCACCAACTGCTAAACCTATTACTCCAAGCATGACTTCTAATCAAAGATGATTAAATTAGATTTTGATAGTACTAAAAACAGAGAACAAGCATTGGCAAACTTTGAGAGTTTGTTGAAACATCCGGGCTGGTCCTTAGTTGAAGCTATTGCTTTTCAAAACATAGATGTAATTAAGAATCAAATCATTGATGGGATTGGAGAAGGTGAAACGGTTGAAACAATAAATAGGTTGAGAGATAAACTAAGAGCATACCAAGATGTTATAAATACGCCTTCATATTGGATAGAGAAACTAAAGCCAATAGAAAATTCTACCTATAATGAGGATGATCCATTTACTACTGTTGAATTAGAGGAAAAGAAGAAATTATAGTATAATTAATTATTATTTATTATCGGAAAAACCGAATATAAAACTATGACAGATATAGATGAAACTAAAGAAGAAGTTAAAGATGAAAACCTAGAGAATGACAAGAAGGGGGAAACTGAAGAAGAAAAGACTGAGGAAAAGGAGAATGATGATAGCTTTGACGAAACAAAAATAGATGCTGATGTACTAAACTATAAACCGGAAGCACCAGTAGAAGATGAAGAAGATGATGCTGATGAGGAAGATAAGGCAAGAATCCAAAAGATTGTAGAGAAACAAGTTGGTGGTAAGATGACCGAACTTGAAAAGAAGATTGAGATGGATGGATTCTTTAATACTAATCCGGAACTGAGTAAATATCGCCATGCAGTAGAACTTTATAAGGCTCACCCTAGCTATTCTAAAGTGCCTATTGCTAACCTTGCGAGTATGGTAGCTTCAAAAGATATGTTAAAGATTGGTGCAGCTAAAGAAAGGGCCGCACAGAAGGCCGTAGAAGAAACGAAAAACCCCGGAACGACTGTAAGGAAGCCTAGTGGTGAAGCTAATGACTGGTTAAAAGCACCTAAAGATGACTTTGAGGCTAAGAAAGCCGAAGTACTAGGTAGAATGGGTAATTAAATTAATTATTAAATAAAACAAAAATATGGAAGAAATAGAGAAAACATTAAAAGACCTAAAGGCAGAATTGGTGGAAGCCGGTATGCCTGAGGAAGAAGCCGAAGCGTTTAAAACTAAAGGACAAGTGTTATCGGTCCTTAATACTTTAAAAGCTAAACAGGCGGTAGAGAAGGTTAAAACATTAGAGGAAGTTGAAACACCAGCTGAAAAGAAACAGTTTGAAAAACAATGGTTATCTAAGGCTATGATTATGAAGAAAAGACTGGAAGAACAACCTAAGGTAAGATTCTTATTACCACTTGAAGGTGATGAGAAACCGGGGATTATTGAAGATAGAATTGATAAGAATGGAGAAAGTTATCAATTTTTAGTATCCGGTGCTTATGAAACAGTCCAGTTAAACGGATATAAATATCTGATACCTAAAGGTGTTTACTGTAACATTCCTGAACAAGTAGCGGATGTATTGGCAAAATCATATCACCAAACACAAACTGCTGGTTCTACTATTTCAATGGATAGAGTTGATAATAAGACCGGTAAACCAATGAAAGACATTATGTAATGACCTTGTTGCTTCATGTGAATTAGTATATAATTTATATAGAAAGCAATATCGGAAAAACCGAAGGCTCACCTTGTTAAGGGGTGGGCCTTTTTCTTTGCTTTATTTAATTATTATTTTTAAACAAAAAATATGGCTAATACAACCAGAACTGAAATCCCCGCAGAAGTTAATAACTTCTACGATCGTGCTTTATTAGAGAGAGCTGTTCCAGCTTTCGTTCACAACCGATTTTGTCAGGTTCGTGATATTCCGGCAAACTCCGGAACTAATGTTATTAAATTCAGAAAATATGGAAGCCTTACAGCTCAAACAACTGCTTTGACTGAAGGTGTTACTCCAAGTGGTACAGCATTAAGTGTTACCGATGTTACCGCCACAGTTAAGTATTACGGTGATTATGTTACTTTGACCGATACCGTTATGCTTGAAACTTATGACCCCATTCTTACTGAAACCGCTGAAATCCTCGGTGAACAAGCCGGAGATTCTTTAGACCAACTTTGTAGAGATATTATGGCTGCTGGTACAACGATTCAATATGCTTCAACCGCTGTTAGTGATGCAACACTTACCGCTGCGATGAAAATTAATCGTGATGAGGTTAAACAGGCTGTTAGAACACTTCGTGGAAATAATGCTAAACCCCTTACTTCTATGATTGACCCTTCAACAGGCTACAACACAGTACCAATCGGAAAATCATTTGTCGGTATCTGCTCAGAAGATACAGCATTTGACCTTGATGATGCTACTGGTTGGATTCCTCTTGAAAAGTATCCTTCAAAAGCTGGTGTAATGCCTGATGAGATTGGTGCTTTGTCAAATGTTCGTTTCGTGATGACTTCCAATGCTTACCAAGATGCCACAGCTAATGCTGATAGTGGTCCTGTTCATTACACTATCATTCTAGGACAAAACGCTGTTGCTCAAACTAGAATTAGCGGTGCTGCTTTAAAGAACATCGTTAAACCTTTAGGTTCTGCTGGTACAGCTGATCCATTAGACCAAAGAGCAACTTCCGGATGGAAGGCAGCTTATATTGCTAAGATTCTTGATCAAGGCAATATGGTAGTTATTCATCATGGAGTATCCGCTTAAAAGTTACTAAAACCTTCTCCGGTGTAACAGCCGGAGAAGATATTAAAAATTAAAAATAAGGAAATAAAAATATGGCTATTACAGTAAGTACAAAAACACCATTAAATGTTACAAGAATGGCTACTGGTATGTACATTGATACCGGTACAGAAGCAGCTTACACTTATTCAAATTTAGGTTTTAAACCTAGATATGTTAAAGTTGTAAACTTGACTTCGGGAGATCAAGAGGAATGGTTTGAAGGTATGACAGCAGCTCATGCTCATAAAAGAATTGCAGCTGGTGCTGCCGCACCAATTGCCTCGTTAGGTATTACAGTTAGTGATAATGGATTCACCATCGGACTTGATACAGATATCAACAAAGATAGTGAGCAAGTTCATTGGTTAGCTTTAGGTTAATTTAAAAATTAGTTGATCCCCACTCAGCGGTGGGTGGGGTAAGACAAAAGGAAAAAAACTATGAAAAACTATAGTGCAGCTTCCGTAGGAAACTACGAGCTAGAAAAAGCCTTAGGAGAATTATCTTCTTCGGTAAATGGTATTCCGGCCACAACAGGAAATGTTTATTATGTTATCCCTTCTTCGGATAGCAATTATGTTGAGTTCTATGATAAGTATCAAAAATCTTATAAAGACGGTAGTTTAGCGGTCCATAATACGATTGCTTCAGCTTATGCTGCTGCTGTTTCAAATAGACATGACATAATTTTACTTAGTGCTAATGCAGCTCATGCCCAAACTTCAATGGTTACGGTAGCAAAAAATAGACTACATTTTGTAGGTATGTCAATGCGAGGTGGTGCTATGGGATTAGGTGCTAGGGCTAGAGTTACTATGGGTGCTACAACTGCTGCTACTGATATTGCAGTTATGTTGAATACCGGTGTTGGTAATACTTTCCGAGGTATTAAGTTTGATAATGCTAATACTAAAGATGAAAGTAGGTACGCATTCGCAGAGGGTGGAGAATACTCAATCTTTGAAAATTGTGAGTTCTATCTATCCGGACAGCTAGACGATACTGCTGCTGCTGATGTATTAAACAATGGTGATTCAGCACAATGGATTAAGTGTGTCTTTGGTTCAACTTCAAATATCATCGCTGATGATAAGATTAGACCAAATATGCTTTTGAGTAGAGAAACAATTACTGGAAAAGTGTGTAGAGATAACATCATTGATGATTGTCTATTCCTAGTTAAAACAGCTGGTGTTGAAGCGGTCCGTATATACGGTTCTGGTGCTACTGATGTTGAAAGAATGCTTTTGATTAAAAACTCAGTATTCTTGGCTAACATTCTAGGTGCGGCTACTCCAGCTCATGCTATTGGATTTGGTGCAGCTCAAACAGAAGGTACAGTACTATTGAAAAATTGTACTTCGGTAGATCATACGGTGATGAAACAAGCATCTATGACTATCTATGTTGATGGTGCAGTTCCAACTCACAATACTTCAGGTGTTGCGGTTACAGGCTAATTAGAATTTTGATACTCCCTTACTTCGGTAGGGGAGTAAGGTAAGTTTTAATTATTAAAATAAATTAAAAATATATGGCAACAATAGACGGTTTAGTTGATATAGATTCAAATGGCAATCCTATTTATGGTGATTCACCTTTTAAAGTAAGTAAACATCATACTCTAGTAGGTAGTAATGCTACTGTTGTTGTACCCATTTTCACTTTAACCGGTTCAGTTATGATAACTAGGATATGGGCTGAAATTACGACTGTTATTGGTGCTAATCATACTGCGGCTTCTTTTAGAATTAATGACCAAACTGCACAAGTATATTTAACCGCTGTTGGTGGCGTAACTTTATCAGCTAAGAAAGCTGGTTGTATTGTAGCTAAGACAGGTTTGGTAGCAGCTGCGGCTGTTTTAATTGATAATGCGGCTGGTGCGATAGCAGAACCCACTACACTTCAAACTAATGTTTTTACTCCGGTAGTCATAACTAAGAAAACTGCTGCTAAAACTCAAATAGAATATCGTTATGCTACGACAGATACACCGACAACTGGTGCAATGACCTTTTATGTTGCCTATTACCCTTTATCTAGTGATGGAAGGTTAGTAGCAGCTTAATAAAAAAAGGTATAATTAATCTATGACACCAGTAGAATTTGCGACACATGTAAGGTTCATGACAAGGACCAACTCAACAACCTTTCCGGATGCAGATATTATAGCCTTGATGAAGATTCGCCAAGATGAATTAGCAAAAGAGATACTTGATGTTGATGAGGACATTCTTTTAATTCCACAATACACTTCTTTAGTGGCCGATCAAAGGGAGTATTCACTACCTAATGATATGTTGGCTAGTATCAAAAGAGTTGAAGCTAAACTAGACGGAACAAACTATATAAAACTAGATGAATTAGATATTGTAAGCCTAAAGAGTAGTATTTTAACCGAATCAGTTATTACAGATAACTTTACTAATGAGGAAGGTTCAGCAAAGTTTGACCTAAGTAGAAAGGCTTTGATTATTTACTCCGGAACAATAACATCAGTAACAGATGGATTGAGAGTTTGGTGTAATACATGGCCGGGTGCTATCACTAATCTAGCGGACACTACGGATATGAGTAATGACCCATCCACAACAACACATGGAATCCCTAGAGAAATGCACGAGATATGGGCTAGAGGGGTTATTATTGACTATAAAGGCAGTCGGGAGAAACCAATACCACTTACAGAAAAAGAACTTACATACAAATTAGATAAAATTGCTGCTATCAATTCTCTTAAACCGGAGAATAGGGATAGAGAAGTATTAGGTTCAGTACCTAGAGATGATGGTTCAAACTATTAAATTTTAATCATTAAAAAGGTATAATTAATTATGAAATATAAAATTGGCGATAAAGTTAGAGCTAAAAAACAAAGTGAGGTCCATGAAGTAGTCGGCATAATTGCTGATGAAAATGGCATTGTCTATAAAGTAACTTCAAAAGAAGTTGATATTCAACTCAAAGAAGTCGTTAATGGTTTCAGCTTCTACAAAGAAGATGAGTTGGAGAACATAAAATGAAATTAGGAATAACAAACAAATCAGGTGTTAAAGGTTCTGTTCAAAGAGTATTAGTTGATAAAAACGGTGTCAGAAAAGCAATGTTTGCTGATAACTGGCTTTGGAAACTAATTAAAAAGAATTTTAATTTAGATATTCAAATCCCATTTATTACCGGTAATTGGACCATAAACCCTATTAAAGACAATTTAGTTACTACTGTTGGTAAGGCTGCTGTTGCCGATCAGTTGGGTGGAACTACAACTGCACCTATGACTTGTGTGGCTATTGGTATTGGAACTGATGCTGCTGCTGCTGCCGATACTACTCTTGGTAGTGAAATAACAACCAATGGTGGAGAGAGAGGTGCTGCAACTGTATCAAATCAAACTACTACAACTGCTGGTGATACTGAAAGATGGATTAAGACTTTTACCTTTACTGGTGCTTTTGCAGTTACAGAGGAAGGAATTTTAGATAACAATACCGCTGGTGGTGTTCTACTGGCTAGACAAGTATTTTCAGCAGTTAATGTTGTATCCGGTGATTCACTTCAAATTACTCACAATATACAGGTAACAACCACTTAATACTGCTGATTTAGTTTATAATTAAACTATGTATCAGAGAAAGAATTTTGCTTACGGAACAGTAATGACCGCACCCGATCCGGCTGCTTCAGGTACTTCTATTGTTTTAGATACGGACCAAGGTGCTAGATTTCCTAATACTTCAGGTGGAACTTATGTTTGTGTGGTTAAAGCTGCTGGTGTAACTGCCAATCCGGATAATGCCGAGGTGGTCCTAGTTACTACTCATGACCCAGCTAATGATACTTTTACAATTACTAGAGAACAGGAAGGCTCAGGTGCGAGAACTATTATTGTCGGTGATGAGTTTTATTTATCTCCGACTGATGGTGTTTGGGATCAGATTGATGTTTTAACTACCAAGGGTGATTTATTAAGTCAAAGTGCTGCTGGTGTTTATGCTAGATTACCAGTTGGAACAGATGGATATTTACTTGAATCAAGAGATAGTGAATCAACTGGATTAAAATGGATAGCACCACCAACAACTGATAGTGTTACTTTAACTGCTGCACCGGCTGATGACCATTTAGCTAGTGGAATTAAAATTGCTTTGACTGCTCATGCGAATGTAGCATTTGGGGATGTTTGTTATATAAATTCTGATGGTGAAGCAGCCTTAATTGATGCTGATGCTATTGCTTCTATGAGTGCTATTGTAATGTGTTGTGATGCAACTATTGATGCTGATGCTTCTGGTAATTTTTTACTACAAGGAATTGCTAGGGATGATTCTTGGTCTTGGACTGTTGGTGGCTTAATTTATGGAACCGTTACTGGTACTACTGGAAATACATTATCTCAAACTGCACCTTCAGATACAGATGATGTTATACAAATTATGGGCGTGGCTACTCACGCTGACAGGATGTATTTCAATCCTCAATTAGTTCAAATTGAGCATTCATAATGGCTAATGTAATTAAAAAAATAAGTAAAATTGATAGAAATAATCAAGAATTATTTAATAGTCCATTATATTCTGACGCTAATTTAATTGCTTATTATCGTTTTAATTCTGGTTCTTTAACTACTGATTCAAAGGGTTCTTTTACTTTAACTAATAATAATTCTGTTGCCGAAGGTGCTGGTAAATTTGATGGTGGTGCTGATTTTGGAAGTGGTAACACAAATAAAAATTTAGTAACTAGTTCTAATTCTGGAATTACCGGTGCATCTGCAAGAACTTTATCTGGTTGGTTTAAATATAGTAGTGCGGGAAGAATAGTAGCTATTGGAGAACATGCTGATACCAAGAGTTTTGGTTTAAGAATATTAAGTACAACCAGTATTGTGGTTCATGTTTATGGTTTTTCTGATCTTTATTATACTTGTCCAACTTTACAATCTGGTCAATGGTATCATTTTGCAGCTACTTATGATGGAACAACTGTTAAGGGATATTTTAATGGTCAATATTTTGGTTCTTCAACAGTAACACTTAATACAACTAATTCACCAATATATATTGGTTCTTCTGTAATTAGTGGAACTTATTTATCTGGAATTGTTGATGATATTGCTGTTTTTACTAGGGCTTTAACTGCTAGTGAAGTATTAAGTCTTTATTCTTCTGGTATTAAAAAGTTAGCTGGAGTTATAAATAATAGTCCAGTAGAACTTTATAATAGTCCAATATATTCTAGTGCTAACTTAAATGCCTATTATCGTTTAGAAGGTAATAGTAATGATTCTA